TTATGCTTCAACCATATTCATCAACTGGGCCATTTCGTCTTTTACCGACTGGACCTGTGGGCCAATAACGACCTGTAAATTATGCTGGTTTAACTGCACAACGCCGATGGCGCGGTTTGCTTTTAGCGCAGCGGTATCCACCACGGACATATCTTTTACCGATAAACGCAGGCGGGTAATACAGTTGTCCAGCGAAACAATATTGTCTGCGCCGCCCAGCGCCGCAAGGATCGCCGGAACGTTATAACCGGATTTGCCCGGCACGCCCGCCTGCAATTTTTCCTGCACGTTGGCGGTTTCGATATCCCGGCCCGGAGTTTTGATATTCCAGCGGGTGATCGCGAAGCGGAAGATGGCGTAATAGGCCACAAACCACACTGCGGCAACAACCGGCACCATATACCATTTCGTCGAAAGTCCGTGCAGGACCCCGAATACCACAAAGTCGATCACATTGCCGTCGGTATTGCCAATGGTCACACCGAGCACCGCCATCATGGTAAAGCCAAGGCCGGTCAGCAGCGCGTGGATTAAATATAGCAGCGGTGCCACGAACAGGAACAGGAATTCCAGCGGCTCAGTGGTGCCGCCGACCACGCAGGCGATCACACCGGAGATCAGCAGGCCTTTAATTTTGTGGCGGTTTTCCGGGCGTGCGCAGTGGTACATCGCCAGCGCCGCGCCGGGCAGTCCACCGAGGAAGGCGGGCATCTTACCCTGCGACAGAAAGCGGGTGGCGCTTTCAGAGAAACCGTGGGTTTCCGGGCAACTTAGCTGGGCCTGGAAAATCGTTAATGCGCCGCTGACCGTATGGCCGCACACATCCATGGTGCCGCCCGCATCGGTAAAGCGGATCAACGCCACCAGGATATGTTGCAGTCCGAATGGCAGCAGCAGACGCTCGCCGGTGCCAAACAGCATCGGGCCGAAATCACCGGCGCTGTTAATGATATGCCCGAGCCCGTTAATACCCATGGCGAAGAACGGCCAAATCAGCGGGACCACGAGGCCGACCAGGCCCATCACAAAGGTTGTGGCGATGGGTACGAAACGGGTGCCGCCGAAAAACGCCAGCGCATCCGGCAGGCGCACATTATGAAAGCGCTCATGCAACAGCCATACGATCACCCCGGCGATGACCGCGCCCAAAATGCCGGTATCGATCGACTGAATACCCAGGATGGTCTGGATGTTATTGGCTTTGAGGATAGCCGGGTCAGTGGTGGGCAGAATGCCTTTTGCAGTTAGCCAGAAATTGACCGCCAGATTCATTACCGCAAAGCCCACAAAACCCGCAAATGCAGCGACGCCTTTGTTTTCACGCGCCAGACCGAGAGGGATCGCGATACAAAACATCACCGGCAGAAAGCTAAACGCGAATGAGCCGATTTTGCTCATCCAGACGAATCATGATTGAAGTGATATTAATATGTTAAATCAGATAGTTAAGGTTATGCGGTTTTTCTATGGGGCATCAGTGGGGCATTTTGAGTAAATGATGCGTTCAAAATGCCCACCTGGTCATGGTTGTTCTCGGTCATCCATTTACCGTAAACCGTGAATAGCATTTGCGCTGACGAATGGCCCATCTGGTGCGCAACGAAATTTGGGTTCGCTCCGGCGACCAGTGCCCAGCACGCATATGTGTTTCTGGTTTCATAAGACCGTCTTTGTCGGACGCCTGCACGACGCAGGGCAGTGCGCCAGGCTGAATTAATGGATCCTGGGACGTAGCACATCGTCTTCTTACCGTTCATTGAAGTAATGGACGGCGAGAATATAAAGGTGCATTCATCGGTTCTCTTTTTTTTGTATTCCCGTAGGCTGACGCTTACCTTGTGGGATGCCATCATTCTGGTCAGTGGCATTTGCGCCTTGAGTGCATCAATTGCTGGCTGGGTCAGCTGTATTGTTCGAATCCCGGCGTTGGTTTTTGGCAGGGTGAAGTTTCCCTTCAGGGAATAGTTACGTGACACTGTAACAGTCCAGTTGACAGTATCCACATCCTCCCAGGATAACGCGCTTAGTTCGCCATGCCTGACGCCTGTATTTACCGCAAAGATAACCATATTCTGAAACTGTAGCGTTGGGCAGGCCGCAACCACTCTCTGATACTCATCAGAAGTAAGAGGATCTGGAATGGGTCTTTCTTTTGCGAGAGGGGTAATACCTGCCATCAGATCAGTTTTCAGGTATCCACTTTTGAAAGCAAAGCCCAGCATCCCGCCAAGGCATGCCATATAGCTATTGACTGTAGGAACGCTTCTTCCCTTTTTGGGTGGATGATTTAGGCCATGTCTGGTCTTCTGCCAGCCGTTCAGTAGCTCCTTCCTGGCACTAAGGATATCTTCAGTGTTCAGGCTGCCGATATACCTGTGCTCACCAATTGTTTCGATAGTGGTTGTGAGGTGGCAATCGTAACGCCTCAACGTCCCGAGGCTAAGCTCCATCTCTTTAAGCCCAAGCCATTTCGATTTCAGTTCAAGTAGTGAGATTTGCTTCCTGACAGTGCTGAATTTCTCTGCGTTCGATGAATCAGGGAATTGCGAGGCATAATTGAATGTGCCTGTCTTTATCGCAAAGCAGACTGAAGCCCGAAGTTCGCCTGCCATTTTCCTGTTTTTTGGCGTGTCAGGAACGCCGAGATTTTCCCTGACACGCTTCCCCTGATATATGAACCATATGCGTAACGATTCGCCATGAACCTCTACGCCTGTTGGGTATGCTGCCATAATCATTCCTCGTTTGATGTGCCAAAGGACATTTAAGCAGATATTCTCCGGCGTTTCGCTGGGCTTTGGTGCTCGATCCAGTGGTTTATCTCATCGCGGTTATACATGATTGGGCTGTTTTGCTTAGGTGCCATATCAGGGGCAACATGGCGATAATGCTTTCCCTCCATCCAGGTAGACCGGCGGGCATGCTGAATCATGTGCTTTGACATGCCGGTTGTCGCAGTTAAAAGTTCCTCTGTGACCCATTTATTCGGTACCAACTGAATAATGTCGCTCATGGTTTTCTCCAGGCAAAAAAGAAACCCGCCGAAGCGGGCTGTATTCGTTGCTGATTCAGGCATCACTCACCGCCAGATAAATAGCTGTAAAGTGAATTTGCTGAAATGTTAATTCGTCTTACCGAAGATATCTCGTTGCCTTTGTGTTGCAGTTCATCCCTGAATGTCACAGCAGCCAACTTACCCCCGAGCACGTCCATTCCTTTACTAAAGCCAGGACACATGCCATCTTCAAACTCAACTACGAGCGTGATTCTTTCCATCATTCAGCCTCCTGCTTCGGTGCGGCTGCGAGCATGGCTTCAGTTTCAGCTATCAGATGGCGGTGAATTTGGCTGCCAGCCTTCTGCATCCCCCTTCCAAAAGACAGCCAGCGCCGGAGCATTTCTGCTAAACCATCCGGGGTTGCCGGAAAGTTGCCTAGCTTCTTGCCCTGGTTATCAGATGGAGCGTCAGGCGCATTTCGTAGCACATTAGCTAACGCGTCCACTGATAGCGGCTCTGCCTGTACTGCTGGCTGCGGTAACTGTGGTGCTGCGTGACAGTCGCATTCAATAAAAATTGGCTCTCCCCACGGATAAAAGCCACCGCTATCTGCCATGCCTGTTCCGCCGCATTTCGGACAAACAGGCTCAGCGGCGGAGCGGTACTGCTGTAGCTCGCGCAGCGCTGACGCCAGTTCTGACTCATTGTTAGCCAGGCGCTTATCTTCTGGTGAATAAAAGCTCAGCACTTCGATTAGATTCGCGATGCGCTCATCTGATACGCGTTCGTTGATTGTCATGGTTAGTCCTCCAGGCTGATATCGACAGCCACTGTCATTTTTCCAGCGGTCACTTCAAATCCGGTAACATCAGCCTTCAGCATGTACTCAGCTATAACCAGCGAAAGAAGCTTTAACTTGGCATCCGTGTCGTTGCCGTTCAGTTCTTCGAGCAGCTCGATAACAGGTTCCATATGGTCGCCCATCTTCATATCCCTCACCCCTCCACCGTTAAATTGATGCCAGCGGCAGCCAGTGTTTTGATAACCAGCGCTCTGTATGCTATTTGCCCGCGAACATCTTTGATGGGTCGCCATTTCTCAACATCTGGCAACTTCACAGTGACCGTCCGCGCTTCCAGTTCATCAAGCAGCGCCAATATCATTCCCGGGGTTAGAGATTCGCAAAACTCATCGTGGTCATAGCCCCAGTCGTCAGAAGCCGCCCGTTCCGCCACTTCGCGCAGTCGCGCCAGTTGTTCTGCTGTCATGGTCATGCCTGGCCCCCGCGAAGCTGCTCAGCATATTCAGACGCCGCCCTGCTGGCTTTGGCTCGCCATCCAGTCGTGATGTTATTGCTCTTGATGGCCTCTTCGGCGTACATCAATGCAAACATCTCCACACCCGTCGCCCGCTGTTCGTTCACCCATGCGTCCGTAGCGGGGGTATTTGGCTTGATAGCTTCAAGGACGGCACGAATAACATCGGTGTCATTCTCTACCCATGACCATTCGGATGTTTCATTCCAGTCGTGGTCCATGATGGCGGTTTCCGCGAATGCTTCGACCGCCTCTTCAGGTATTACTTCTGGATTAAATACCGCCTTCAGCGCCGCATTCTCCGCCGCCAGCGCATCACTACGCGCACTCTGCACGTCCAGCGCAGATGCAAGCTCTGTCAGCAAATTAGCCACGCTACGCACGTCTACCGCGCCGCAGTCGGCTTTTAACTCAGACGCCAGTTCATGACCGGCGCTTACCAGGGTCTTATTGTTATCTGTCATTTCCGCGCTCCTTTAATTATCAGGCTGATGTAGCGGTTATCATCCGGGCCGGGAAAACTGTGGCGTTTGAGTAACTCCGATTTGTCTGGCATAGGCTTTACTCTGTGGCGGGCTACTAATTCGTTAGGGGATATATCAGGGTTGTAGGATTGACCAATCATGATGAGTAACCTTCTTTAAGCCGGTAAACGACGCCTCCAAGCGCCCCGTCTCCCCATGGCTCCTTATCCAGTTGATCCATGATGGTCTTGAGTGTTACCGGGTGGATGATGTGATACTGGTATTCCAGTAGCGTTGACCAGCCTGCGTAATAGGGGTCTATTTCGTTCAGAGACATTTCATAAATACCGGAGCCGGATGCCACGTCCGTAAGGTCACCCATCCATCTCCATGACTCTGTAATATGGTTGCGGCTATCCCGCCGTAGGCAGGCTAATACCTGCTGAGGTGTGAGCATTTTTGACTCCGGTTATTTATTTAGAGTGCGTGTGTAACGTGGTTAGGGAAGGGGGCGATGGTTAAAACGGAGCGTCATCGTCGAAGTTCATCGGTGGCTCGCTGGATTGAGCCGGGCGCTGTTGTTGCGGTTGTCGGGATTGTTGCTGTCCGCCTGTCTGCTCACCGCTATGACGCCCGCTTAACATCTGCATTACGCCACCAATCTGAGGGACGTTGATTTCAGTGGTGTAGCGTTCCTGACCAGACTGATCTGTCCATTTGCGAGTGCGTAACTGGCCTTCGATGTAAACCTGCGAGCCTTTACGCAGATACTCGCCAGCTACCTCCGCCAGCTTCCCGAACACCACCACGCGGTGCCATTCGGTTTGCTCTTTTTGCTCGCCGGTTTGTTTATCCCGCCATGAATCGGACGTCGCCAGTGTCATATTTGCCACCGCGCCACCGTTAGGGAGATAACGAACCTCGGGGTCTTTCCCGAGTGCGCCAACGAGGATGACTTTGTTTACGCCTCTGCTTGCCATTTATGCCGCCTGAGTTTGTTGTTGAAGTTCTTTGCCGCGAGTCCGGTAGGTTTCCTGCGCCCGGGCCTCATGTTCTTTTGAGTTGCCGAGTTTGGGCCATACATCCTTGTAAGCCGCCTGAAGCTCTGCCACTGACTGAGCCAGCGCCGCTTTATCACCAAACTCTTTCAGCGCATCTTCCGGTGTCGTTGATTGATCCGATGGATCTGCCTGTTGAGCTGAGTCGGATTTATTTTCAGTTGATTCCGCAGGTAATGCCCAACCAGGAAGGTTCGGAACCTGCCACCAGATATTGGTGTACTGATTTGTTTTCTTGTCCTTGAATGAGGCTTTATTCCATCCGTTAGTGCGCTCAACGGAGCAGGTGGCAAATCGCTCCTCCAGTTGATATAAGTACCGGCCAATCCCCCACTGAACAGCAGCGCGTTTCATTGCACCAGAGCGCCCACCTTTTACGGCTTCGACCTGCGTGTTTTCAGCTGCGTCCCACTTCGTTATCCATTCACCGTCAACCTTAATGGAAATGCCGCATTCCACCCCACCGTTGTTCGGGATATCGCGGTACTCATTGCGCCAACCAGACTTTCCGCAAACGTCATCAAGGCGTTTCATAATTGCCCGGTTAGTTACATAGGCGAGAACCATTGCCCATGGGCCAGATTTTGCAATTCCACATTGCTGCACTCGCCATTCAATGTCACTGGCACTGAAAGGCTCATCTAATTTATTCAAATCCATGATTCACCTCAGAATGGCATTTCATCGCCAAGGAAATCGCACTTATTAATCCGCTCAACGCGGGCCATATCCAGACAGTGGCGCTTCATTTGTTTATTGCCATCCTTGCGCCAGTAAAGAGCCTCGATAACATGGTATTTCCGCTTCAGCCGGCTAAGCTCCGGCGTTCTTGCTGGCGTTACGGGGATCATGATTCCTCCTCTTCTGGCTCGGGTAATTTCTCTGGTGCGTCAAGGTCTTTCATCAGGCGAATGAGCGCATCGTCTGACCAGTCTTTAACAGGGATATTCATGGCTGCATTGCCTTTTGGTTCAGGAATTCGACAAGGCGCTCAAGCCAGCTTTTAAGGCGGGGCTGTTTAAAGTCAGCGCCCGTTAAAATATGTTTGCGTGAATGCTGAATAGATAAAATGGGGTCGAAAGGGCGAACCGATGCCGCCCCTGCAATTGCTAGTGCTTGCATGGGTATGCTCCTGTTGATTGTTTGTTTGCATGTGGCTAATGGCTGATTAACCATTACTCAGATGCAGCTAAAAAAATGCCCGACATTAAGCCGGGCAAATAAACATCAAGGGATAATTTCTCCATTAATCAGCACAGGTCTTCGTCTCCTGACTGATTACGAGCGATATTGCTCGGTGTATCCACTCAGAGGAATGAATACACAGCGCTTAATCGGTATTTGATATCCCTCACCTCTGTTAACGTTGCTAATAAAAAAGGCCGCCTAAGCGACCCCTGATAAAAGTTACCGGGATGTTTAGCCACGCCCGGCGCGTGATTTCCTTCACTTTCCACAGCCAAGGAAGGGCTTAGACTGGTGTTTCCACAGTCAAAAAGGAATTTCTAATGAGCAACACCGTTGATATTGAAATTGTGTGTCCTGATTGCGGCAGCACACTCATCAAGCGTCCCGACGATTTCAACTTTGAAAGTAATTTCGTTGATGTTTCCTGTGCTGCTTGTGGCAGGGACATAACGAAGGACGATGTTATCAAGCAGGTTACCGATGCCGCCAAGAAGCAGGCCGCTGATATTGTCAGGAACGCATTCAAGCGCTGATTTTAAATCAGCCAGCTGACGTTCAATTTCGGTAGTGTCTAGCTTTATGGACACTACCATTTCGCTCGAACTCCCCATACGCACCTCTCTGTTTGATTACCGCGCTGTAACGCGCTCTGCTATTTAAGTTTGTCGATAACCATTTCTAATGCGGAAATGTGATTTTTGTAGGCTTTAATGCGCCCCCGTTCTAACCACGACGTCAACGCCATTCCTAGAAGCCAGCCCACGCATACGCCAAGCCAGTAATCTTCCATACCTACCTCGCTGTAACGTTATTTGATTTACGATAGCCCGCGCTGTACATCGCTACTTCTGGCAGGCAGCAGGAGCCTTCATAGCGCTGAACCTGTGAAGTGATGGTCACCACCTCAGCCCGCATCGTTGGCTTGCGCTTGCACTGCAACTCAACGCGCGCCGGGGTAGGGCGATGCATCACTTCTGAACTGATAGCGGCTTCACTCTGAAGGTGAGCGCGGCGCTCACGTCTACGAGCTGCCGACGAACCGTTAAATGCTGTTCTGCGTGACATAGATACCTCCTGAGTGAACTTTGGTGATGCGATGCCAGGCGCTTATCTTCTGGTTGTCTCGATGGACTGCAATTCGTCGCATCCCAAAGCACACGCTTTGGTACTAATTGGCTTTGCAGCCACGTAGGTGAATCCATCACCGTTGTAGAAAGAGCGTGTCATCCGTTTCGTTTTCGCCAGCGTCCTGCTGATGGAGTTAGTATCACCGCAAGTGGTTTTATAGTCAACACCGCAGGAGATAAAATATTACGCGCGGTTTTGATGGTGATGATTTATAAGGCTATTTATTTTTGTAAATGCCAAATCAATCCACCTGTGATAGCTTGTGATGATCAAAATCTGAGCGAGGAAAGCGCTATGAATCTGGACGAGGAGCGCGTGAACATGATGGTTACAGCTATGGGGCGGGCGATTATGGAGCTATCTATCGCCAATCAGCCGATAACTCAGGAAGCTGTCGTTGAAAAGCTGGAGCAGTATCGAAAAGAGACGGGGAACGTGATTGGGAAAGGTGTTAACAGGGATGCAGCGGAGATAGTGCGGAAGGGAAGTGCTGCGATTGACTAACAGGCAATAAAAAACCCGGCGCGGTGGCCGGGTTATATTAATGTGTTTTAGGTAGCTGGGGTCTCATAACTGCTTCTATTATTCTTTCTGCGTCGATCTGTGGCAATGCCCCTTCTGCCGATTTCTTAACAAGGTAGTTACCCAGTCTATTTGGTATATAGTCAATTTGCATCCACCTGCGGAATTCACCCAATGCATCATCAGGGTAAATCCACGCCTCTACAGCACCAGCTTTATGTTGAGGAAACCAATCTGGATAGACGTGAGGGTGCTTGGTTCTAGCGCCATATTTAGCATCAAAATCGCTTTTAACCCAATGTTTTGACCACATAGTCCCGACGCTGATATCTGGTATTGCTGATGGCCCAAAATCGAAATTACGCTTAACCATTTTTAAGGATAGGTCTGCCATTTCTCGAAAAACTGAAAAGTATCCAAATGGCACTTGATCATTCATAAGCAGGCGCTCATGGAAGCACTCTAGGGCTCCCCTCTGAGGGTTGTCTGGATCAATACCAACACTTAGATAAATAAACCTTCTTAACTGTGATCCGGCTAACTTTCTAAAATTGTCTTGAGCGGTCTCTTGGCCTAAATGATTTGCCTCAAAAGCGTAATACTCAAGAATTGCCATGCAGACAGAATCAGGGAATATATTTGCCTCGGTTCCCTGGATGATACCCTTGGTATAAAGATACTGAAGATTGAGGCCGTTTTTCTTAAGTAGGGCATCTACAATCTGGCCTCTTGGCTTTGTCCTCTCCTCCTGCCAATTCGATGTAAATCGCAGAAGAGGAGCGTGGTCAACGCCACACAACCTAGCTAAACCGCGGAGAGTTAAGAATGGTGAACCGTCATTCATCACCCCCATTTGAACACCATCAATATCGGCTTCCTTGACTGGGTATAGCTCAAGGTTAATCTGTTGCCCTGATAGAACCAAATCTAGATTATCCATATGAATTAATTACCTTTTAATGTGGTGCCCAAATGCGCTTTTTCACTACTCAAAGATATCCTCAGGCCACTGCGCCTTAACTACCTTGCCGATGATGCGGCAATTCTCGTTACACGGGATGCTCTCATAGCGCGGGCTTGGGTTCAGCGGTTCCAGCCAGTGCTTACCATCATCCCAGGTGTATTTCTTGAATGTGACCTCGGAGTCGCCAAACACGCCAGCAACGCAGAAATCTCCGGCATCTACCTCTTCAGCCGGATCCACCAGGATAAGCATTCCTTCCGGGAAGCTGGGGCGCATTCCCTGCGGTGCGGTCATAGAGTGACCTTTGACCTCAAGCCAGAACGCGTCTTTGCTGGCTTTCTTAGTCGTGGCTACCCACGCCTTTGCATCATTTTCTGTAAACGACCCAACTTCAGAGAACGCGCCAGCCGGAACAGAAGTAAACAGGGGGTATTCATATCTCGGGTTTAGTTTCTGATTCTTGCCTAGGGATGAATACATCTCAGCAATTTCAGATGCAATTGATGGGCTGAACTCCTCAACACCAACCCGGAGTATCTTCGCAAGCGCTGCCGCGTTACCGGCGTTAAGTGCGTTCACGCCGTTAAATATTGACGCAATGGCAGACTGACTAACACCCAGGGCGTCAGCCACTGATTCCTGAGATAAACCCAGTTCATTTTTTTTGCTTTCATAGATGGACTTAAGACGCAGTGCGTCCTCCACCTGCTCAGCAGATAACGGTTTCTTTTTTGTGCTCATCTGCAAAATTTATCACCGCACGGAATAATTAACTAACACCGCATGTGTTGACTATTTTACCTCTTGCGGTGATAATCAATTTGTACATAAGGAGGTCAGCTATGACGCAACGTCTAAAGCTTAAAGATTATGCCGACCGTTTTGGTCAGACCAAGGCAGCAAGTGACCTTGGCGTTTATCAAAGTGCAATTTTCAAAGCCATTAATTCGCAGCGAGATATCACGGTAATTGTTCACGAAGATGGAACAGTGTCAGCAGAAGAGTTGAAGCCATTCCCGAGTAATCGTCGCGATAGTCAAGCCGCCTAAGCTTCACTGCTCTTTTCACAACGGACATGACGTCCTACGTCGCTGCAAAGCGAATCCCAAATCAATAAACAACTATGCGTCACCCGTTATGGGTGTGCGCTCATTAACTATTCACTAAAGGGAAGTATCAACGATGGATCACGCAAGTAACAGCAAGCTCTCACAACGAGATATTGACCGGGCAGAAACAGATTTGCTCATCAACCTCTCAACCGTCACACAACGCGGCCTGGCAAAGATGGTCGGTTGCCATGAGTCGAAGATAAGCCGGACAGACTGGCGCTTTATTGCGGCGGTTCTGTGTGCGTTTGGGATGGGCTCGGATATCAGTCCTATCAGTCGTGCATTCAGGCATGCACTGGAAGGGCTTACAAATGAAAAACCCCAACCGAGCGGTCACTCGATTAGGGCTTAAAACACTGTGTTACGCCAACACAATATCTATAACTGGAGAATATCATGATTTTGACAGTAAGCAAAAACGCACTGCTGAGTGCAATGATTTTTCAGGCTAAAGGCGACGTTCGTTATTACCTGAATGGCGTCTGTTTTGCTCCTGATAAAAAACTTTACTCAACTGACGGTCATCGCGCCTTTATCGGTGAGCACACAACTGAAGGACTGGACGATCAGGTCATCGTCACAATCAGCGGCCCGAAGGTCACTAAGTTTGAGACCGCCTCAATCGACACAGATACTGGCATTGTTTCCTACCTTGATGAACATGGCGAGCGCACTTCTGCTGGGGTGTGCAAAGTGGTTGATGGTCGATTCCCCGACGTAGAAAGACTTCGGTCAGCACATGAAAGCCAACCGGTAAATGAGATTGGGTTTAACGCCAGTTATCTCGCTGATATCGAAAAGGCTGCAAAACTCTATAACCCTCATTTCTGCGCCGTAAAAATCAAACCTGGCGGCTCTGAAAAGGCGGCAATTGTTGAGCTAAGCGGCGCGTTCGGTAATGGACAAGTCCTCATCATGCCAATGCGTTTTTAGGAGCCGACAATGAGCAAACCATTCAGTCCTGACCAGGACAAATTACACAAAAACATTATTCGTGATCGCTACCTGTCCGGTTTCAAGCAGCCTGGTCGATTCCGGGCTGAGTGGGAAAGGGTTAAGCAATTATTCAGAGGTAAAGGTCATGAGTAACGTTCTCCGAATATCCGATTTCAGAGGGTCTCATAAGCCCATGGAGAAGCCTCAATCATCAGGGCAGGGGTTGGTATTCCTGCACCGTAAAATACGTGAATTACCGTTCTACAGGACGGATAGCGAAGCTGTACACCTCTGGGTACATCTCATCATGGGAGTTAACCATGAGGCTGCTAACGTCACCACGGAATTTGGAGAATATCCGGTTGGTCGTGGACAGACTATTACGGGCCGGAACACGCTGGCGCGTGAAACAGGGATTGAACCGGACAGGATTAAATACTTGCTCAACAAATTTGAGAAAATGGGCATGATCACCACACTGGCGAACAAAAAATTCACCCTGCTGACAGTCACGAAATATGACGAATATCAGCAATTTTTTGTGCCAACAGAATGCCAACAGAGTGCCATCGCAAACCCGCATCAGGAAAGGGCTGTAGCGGAGGTTGTGCCAACAGATTGCCAACAGAGTGCCACAAAGAATTTATTAACTAATAACTCATTAGGTAAACCTAATGAGTGTGCAACTCGCGACGGAAATCCAGAGGCTGAAAAGCAGAAACCTGCCCGGGCAAAAATATCCTGTGAAGAAGTCTGGCAATGCCTGAAAGACGAACTGCCAGAGGCAAGGGGATGGAGGGCTCTTACTGACGACCGGAAAAACATGATCCGCAACTTCTGGGGAAAGGCGAACAAGATTGCCCGCGAACTGGACGGAAAGCCTCTGGACATGGAGGGGTTTCGTGGATACCTGAAATACATCAGCGAAAACTGCCGCTGGATGCTGGAAGACCGCCCGGACCAGAAAACTGGTAAGACATGGCGACGCATGAAATTCGACAGTTTCCTGAATGCCAAGCTCTACATCGAAGTCCGGGAAGGAGACAAAGATGACCGATAGTATTTTTTCCCCACCGCATAACCTTGAAGCAGAGCAAAGTGTTCTTGGCAGTCTCCTGATTGACGACGACAGCAGCGAGCGGGTCCAGAAAGTTCTTTCCATCCTGAAGCCGGAGTCATTCTACAGCCGCGCCCACCAGGTAATTTTCGAAGAAATGCGGCAGATGTACCGGGAGAACAAGCCTGTGGATGGGCTGACGCTTTACGACGCACTGGAAAGCAAAGGCCTGGCGTCTCAGGTTGGCGGCTTTGCATATCTTTCTGAACTAACCAAGGTGATGCCCAGCGCGGCTAATTCAGTCGCCTATGCAATTTCGGTACGCGAAGCAGCCATGGAGCGCTACGGAATTCAGCGGATGACCGAGGCAACAGAGCTGTTTTATGCCCGCAATGGAATGACGGCCGCACAGAAATATGAAGCCATCCAGGCGATTTTTACGCATATGGCTGAGCATGGCAGAACAGGAATCCGCCGCGGTGCCCGACCGTTCATGGAAGTGATGGAGGATTGGGTAACAGAACTGGAAGGAAGATTCGATCCACGGCAACGTGCAAGGGGTTTATCAACAGGGATTGCCTCACTGGATGAAATGCTACAGCCAAAAGGACTGGTGCGTGGCTCGCTACTGGTAATCGGTGCCCGTCCCAAAATGGGTAAAACGACGCTGTACAGTCAGCTGGCTATCAACTGTGCCATCAGTGAAGACCTACCGGCTGTTCTTTTCAGTCTTGAAATGCCTGATAAGCAGATCCTCGAACGTATGGTTGGGCAATTATCTGGCTGTAACACCGATATTTTCTACCGCGGTGCTGATAATCAGTCTGAGTTTTCACACGCAAACGCCAGGGCTATGCAAATGGCAGAAAGTGGAAATCTGTTCATTGACGATACCCCCGGCGCATCTCTGGCTCACATCGTCTCTGAGTCCCGCAGAATTAAGCGCGAAAAAGGGAAGGTTGGCATGGTGCTGGTTGATTACCTGACGCTTATGACGGCTGAAAAAGCCGACCGTAACGATCTTGCTTACGGGATGATCACGAAAGGTTTAAAGAACCTCGCCAAGGAACTGGATTGCGTTGTTGTGTTACTCACGCAACTGAACCGTGATCTGGAGAAACGGACAAACAAACGCCCACTGCCAAGTGACTCGCGTGATACCGGACAGATTGAACAGGACTGCGACTACTGGCTTGGGATTTACAGGGAAGGGGCTTATGACGAAAACGCCAACCAAAGTGATACAGAGCTTTTGCTTCGCCTTAATCGCCATGGCAATTCTGGTGTGGTCTATTGCGAACAGCGCAATGGATCAATCTACGACACCGACCAGGTAGCTGCGGAAAACAAGCGACGCGAGCTGGAAGAAAAACCACGAAACCGCAAAGGCGGATTTTGACAGGGCCACTTACACAGTGGCCTTTTTATTTGAGGATAGAGATATGAAGCAATCATTAAAATTTTGGCGTCCGGAAAGCGGAGCTTTAGGCGGAATAGTTATGGGATTTGCTCTTTTCCTTGCTGTGATGATTTTCCTGCCGCCGGTTATCGCCTTATCGAAGTGGTGGATGTCAGTTTTCGGTCTATAAGGGGATAAATCGTGAAAGTAAAAACATCAGAGCTTAGCGGTGACCAGTTGGATTATTTTACAGCTGTAGCCATCGGTGAGAAAAACCCGCAAAGAGGGCTTGGTGGCGGGTGCGTTGTCTCTCACGGCCATACAATGCATCGATTTTACCCTTCTTGCGAGTGGCAGCATGGAGGACCGTTAATTGAGAAATATAACATCAGTATCAGCGATTGTGATGACGAGTGGATAGCGTCAATTATGAATGCAGATGGTGATTATGCTGCATTGGTAAATGGTGCCCGACCGCTAATTGCAGCCTGCCGCGCTGTAGTAGCTGCAAAGCTTGGCGATGAGGTAGACATTCCCGATGAGCTGATGGAGGTGGGAGAGTGAAAGATGCAAATCGAGATGATAAAGACGGCTGGGGGAGTATTCGCCCCGGCGTTTGAGCATGATTTACCCCGCCTGACCAAGTTCAAAAACGGCGAGATGTACACAGCCGAATTCAAGTTAACCAGACAGCCCGCTTTTCACCGCAAGATGTTCGCCTTCTTCAACTTCTGTTTCCAGCACTGGTGCGCTAATCATGCCGGGTTAGAGCATATGGACGAAGCCACGCAATTCGACAGGTTCCGCAAAGACCTGACGATACTGGCAGGATTCTACGAGCAGACGGTAAGGCTGAATGGTGAAGTGAGGACAGAAGCTAAGAGCCTGTCTTACGCCAGCATGGAAGCCGATGAATTCGAGCGCTGTTACAACGCCATGATTAACGCAGCGATAAAGCATGTCTTTGGCCGCACTACCGACCAGAACGTGCTGAATCAGCTATACGCCTTTTTCTGAGGTGATATGACACGACGACGAAGCGTTACCCAAATAGCAATAGACAATATGATTTTCCGCGTCACAACCCGCACTAAACGCAAGCCAGAACCAAACCCATCCCAAATACCCAGCTTCGATTACTCATCCCACCTCACTGATGTCAGATGGTTGCGGATGCGGAGTCGCAGGAGGAAAACCCATGCTTTATAAAAACGAAGAAATCGGATGCCGTGTGCATCTCAACCCAAATGGAAGTGACCTCCGTTGCGGAGACAAAGTTAACAATGTCAACTGGAATCCGAATGAAGGAGTAATTCAACTCTGCCCGATGTGTCTGCTTAGAAAACAGAACAATACCCTTGTAGACATGCTCAACAGGAAGCACCCCCATGCTAACTCCTGAATCCTCCCACCATTACGAACAGCAATCCATTACCCGCGCTGGTTACTGCTGTAGCTGCACTAACCCATTAGCTGAAGACGAAACCTACTGTTGCGAATCCTGTGCTCTGGAGAGCGTGGTATATCGCGACCCCAACGGATATTTGGCAGGAGATGAGGAAGATGAGTGACCTGAAAAAAGCGGCGCGTGGCCGGGAATGCCAGGTACGAATTCCGGGTATCTGCAATCACAACGCTGAAACCTCTGTACTGGCACACATCAGGCTTGCAGGCATATGTGGTGTGGGCATTAAGCCGCCAGACCTGATAGCAACCATTGCATGTTCGGCTTGTCATGACGAAATCGACCGCAGAACACGCGTAGTCGATGCTGAGTACGCCAAAGAGTGCGCCCTTGAGGGGATGGCCAGGACTCAGGTTATCTGGCTCAAGGAGGGGCTTATACGCACATGAACGAATACCGGATAAAGTTGCCATGGCCGCCAAGCAATAACCGGTACTGGCGGCACTCCCGAGGCATCCACTACATCAGTGACTGGGGGAAGCGATACCGACAAGAAGTAATCGAAATAATCAAAAAGCACCAATTAGATATAAGAATCACCCCTCGCATCAAAATCACCATCCACGCAGCACCTCCCGATAACCGCAAACGCGATTTGGACAACTTACCCAAAGCCGTTTTTGACGCGTTAACCAGCGCGGGCTTCTGGCTGGATGACGGTCAGATAGACGATATGCGACTTAAGCGCTGTCAGGCGATTAAGGGCGGAATGCTGGTTCTGGTGGTGACTGAGTTATGCGGGCGTCTTCCGTTAATCACAGACGCACTGGAGGAAATATGAAGTGCAAAGTTGAAGATTGCGACCGTGATTGTAGATACGTCGAACAGCAGGTTTGCCAGAAACATTATTTTCGCATGATGCGCTATGGAACATATGAGTTAACGAGACATGGAAAGCATAAACCCTTCACCAGAAACGCAAAGGGATATGTGATGTCCAGAGACCCTGAACACCCTTTAGCAATGAAAAATGGGTTTGTATATGAACATCGCAAAGTTATTTACGCCAAGTATGGCGATCGCTTGCCACCATGTGAGTTATGCGGAAAAGAAGTCAACTGGAATACAGTCCACATCGATCATAAAGACGAAGTGGTCAATAACAATGAAGACCGCAATCTCAGAGTTTTATGTAACGCATGCAACGTAATGCGGTCCAAAGTTCACATCCCATCCCATACGCGTAAATCCTGCCACGCCATTACCTATAACGGAGAGACCAAAACCCCAGCCGAATGGTCAAGAGACCCTCGCGTGAAAATTGCAGGTAACACAATACTTGTCCGCCTTAAAAGAGGAATGACGGTAGAGCAAGCGCTTTTTAGTGATCGCATCACACACTGCAACAAGAAGACCAAAGTCTACACCCCCAAATATGGAGAGTTTCAGCAGAAGCTTAAAGACCTGCGTAACAGACGGGAGGCAGCGGCATGAATATCGAATTCTACATCGCTGTTGGCGTCTGGGCGGCGCTTCTCTTTGTCTGGCTACCCATCCAGAGCTACCGGCACAAAATGCGCCTCAAATCGCTCAGGGCTATACGCAAGGGTAATTATGTCATGTGCAAATACCAGTTCATCAAGTTTTTGACAGGAGGCCAGTCATGTCAGTAACAGACATCAACTCAGCACAGCAGCGCCACAAAGACCGGGAGATGCTGGAAAGCATCCGACACCAGAAGGAGAACCTCCGAAAGGTAATGGAAGGGCTGGAGCGCCTTGAAAGAGGTTTGCAGAAGAACCTTGGCATTAATCCGGATGGAGGCGACGCAGCATGAGACTTGAAAGCGCCGTTAAGTTTCACTCACCCAAATCACCACAACTAACAGACACACCCAGGGCTACAGCCTCCGAGGCGTTAACAGGTACGGATGTGATGGCAGCATTCGGCATGGTGCAGAGTCGCGCTTCGCTCGGGTTCAGTGCTTTCAGCGGCAAGATGAACCTGAGCGATAACGACAAAAGGAAAGCAGTTCAGTTACTGGTACAGCATGGGATGAAGCATTGCGACAAGGTTGCAGCCTTTCGCAAGCTCGAAACCAATATTAAGGGCAAGGTCGTGCAAACGCTCGCAACTTTCGCGTACCAGGATTATTGCCGCTCTGCTGCCAGTCAGCTTACCTGTCCATGCTGCAAAGGTGCTGGGATTATCAGGAAAAAGGAAATGGTGGTAAAGCACCCCGGATGCGGTGAGAAAACCCCGGCCAAAACAGCGGAGGAAACTGTGGAGGTGACCTGCACCAGATGCAAAGGTCGTGGGGTTCTCTCGACATCGTGCGTTAAGTGCAGGGGGCGCGGCGTTGCTCTGGACAGGAAGAAATCAGAAGAGCAGGGCGTACCGGTTATGAGTCCCTGTAAGCAATGCTCAGGGCGGGGGTATGAGAGAATACCTTCAACCAACGCATTCAGGGCAATATCCATGCTGTCGGAAAGCCTGACTATCGATAACTGGAAGCGCGGCGGGAAGCAGTTCTATGAGGAGTTAATTGCTCATCTGGAAAAAGAGGAAAGTTTCGCAAACGATGCTTTAGCGAAAGTTACCAGCAAAGTTTGAATCCGGTAACGATTGCACCTTGCATTTTACACTAACCTAGAATATCATCGACCTAACAATATAAATCCGTCTGAATGTTACGGTGGATTTAAAGAGAAGCCCTGAGTTAATAGCTCGGGGCTTTTTTATTCGGCTCAATCGCTGCTCTGAATCCAAGAGCTAACCTGCTCATCAAAGCAACTCGAAACAGAACATCTCTTACCCTGGCTAATGCCGGGGTTTTTTATTTTCAGGCCCGGACAATCAACCCCCATCGAACCTTTATCTGAGTGTCCGTGGCCTGACCCTTTGACTACTCACAGCACCCCCTGACAACTGGAGGTGTGGAATGCATCGCATGAATACAAACAACGGCTTTTGGTCGTATTTCTGGTCTTCAATAACAGGATTTCTGACCATGCTGACATTGCAGGATGTGCTGTTTGCATTTGGCGCGGTGGTCTCTGCGTTGTTTGCATGGCTGACGTACCGATCAAATGACAGGAAAAACAAAGCCGAAATTGAAGAAAACCGGAAGCGAACGGAAATACTCAAGGCGGCTTATGCCCGTGGGGACGTTAACAGCATCCCGGAAGCGGCAAAAATCGTTCAGGACATCGACGCGGTAATGCAGCCGCAGGATAAATAACATGGCTATGTCTTCCACACTTCGAAACCGGATTATTGGAGCCGTCGCCGGAGGTGGCGGGGCAATTGTTATTGCGACAGCTATGGTGTCCGGGAAAGACGGGCTGGAAGGGCGCGAGCATGTTCCTTACTACGATGTCGCTGGCGTCCTCACCATATGTGACGGGCATACAGGGAAAGACATTATTCCCGGCAAACGCTACACCGACCGGGAATGTGACGCACTAACCCGTTCTGACATGGCCCGCATCGCCCGGCAGGTTGATCCATATATCAAAGTACCAGCCACTGAAACCCAGCGGGCCGCAATCTACTCTTTCGCCTATAACGTCGGCGCAAATGCCGCGATAAATTCTACTCTGATGAAAAAACTCAACGCCAAAGACTATCCCGGTGCATGCGCCGAGCTTAAGCGCTGGGTGTATGCCGGGGGCAAGAAGTGGAAAGGCCTGATGAACCGGCGCGAGGTTGAGTATGAAGTTTGCACCTGGAGTCAGAAGTGAATCGCCTGACCGCAATTCTCATTGCTCTGCTTGTTCTGGCTGTCGCCTGTTTCGCTTTCTGGCGCATGGGCTGGAATGCTCACGCTGACCATATCAATGCTCTGGCAGCCAAGAAGAAAGAGAAAGCCGAAAAGGTTATCGCACCAGTAGAGCAAAAGGCCGCTGAGCAGAAAGACAAGGGGCAGGTCATCTACCGAACCATTACCCGCGACGTGGTGAGATATGTTCAGGATCCGAATCGCACTGTGTGCAAGCTTGATGATGATGCTATCAGGTTGCGGCAACAAGCTATCGATGCTGCCAACTCCATCCCCGGATTTGATGCAGCCACCGTGCAAAGCAAGTAACGCCGGAACTGATACAGATTCAGACCTTCAGTCAGATATCGAGACAGCCGAGTGTTTGCGCTCCCTTCGTCTGGATAAATACCGGTGGCAGGCTTACTACCGCGCAATATCGGAATGATTCGTCACCCACTACAGACAAACAGAGCCTGACTTCGGTCGGGCTTTTTTATGCCCGCAGTAAACCGCGCACCGCAATGCGCACATAACCACACCGAACCAACCACTTTGAAATGAGCCCTTGAGGAAGTCAGTTTGTGCTGGCGAGCCTTCGGTGGGCTGATTTCCATTGCGGCAAGGGTTCATCTCAAAGAAAGGTAAACGCAATGACATACCCAACAGTTGCAGTAAACGGCGTATCCGTTCGAGTCGATGACGATGGCCGGTATAACCTCAACGACCTGCATGCAGCAGCAGTCTCCAATGGAGAGGCCACTGAATCACAGCGTCCAAGTAACTTCATTAAAAGCGCACAGATCAGACGCTTTGCTGACGAACTGACCGAAGCTACGAAAATAGCTTCGACTCGGGTAGTTAAGGGCGGCACTGAATCAGGTGTTTGGGGACTAGAGTTACTCGCAATTCGATATGCGGCCTGGTTGAGTCCGAAATTTGAAATCCGGGTGTATAACACCTTCCGTGAAGCGGTACTCAGCGGAATCACCAACATGTCGCGCCTCAACCGCCTCGACTTACTGATCGCAAATGAGACCAAAGAGGTCAGTGCCTGCGCCCGGGCAATGAACAAGTGGGGCGTCGGTGGCCGCAAGAAACTGCTCAACTGCGCGCGTGATCGGATCGTCAGCCAGATGGATCCTGATATGGTCACGCTGATGGAAGCGAAAGCTGGGTAACCGGCTCAAAATTGAGCTCGTCGGCAAGAGAGCCACTTTCACAACGGCTCTTCATTACAAAGCGTCTCTACTGGGGCGCTTGATAATGAATATCCCCGCAAAGGGATAAAACAAAAATATCCTCAGCAGGGGATAAACTGGAACCATGCTGTATAGGTGAATTATGGCTAAACCGGACTGGGGAGCACTGCAACACCAGTTCCTCGCCGAACATGCCAAAACCGGAATATCCCCTAAAGACTGGTGTGAAGCGCAGGGACTGAAATACGCCAGCGCAAAGCGCTACATCAAGATTACGAATTACGGTGCGAATTCGCAGAAGGTAATAACGAAGAAGAATGCGAATTCGCAAAAGCAGAGTAAATCGCACAATAAGCGCGAACAAAGGAATCGCAGTGAATGCGAATCGCAACAATCTGTAAATTCTCAGGACGCGAAACCTATTCGTGGCTCTCGCCATTCACCACCAACAAAGCCATTCCAGCCCGGTAACCAGCACGCATTAAAGCACGGCGGCTACGGTCGTCGCATGCTTCTTTCCGACGCAGTAACGGAAGATGCTCAGGCACTGACGCTGGATGATGAGTTGTTCTGGTTGAGGGCCGCCAACCTGACCGCCGCTGAGAACATTGGCCGGTGGCAGGCAGAACTGGAAACGGCGGATAGCGAATCAGCCAAAGACCTGCATGAACTCATTTCATCTGCTCAGAAAGCCATGCATCGCAATACCGCCCGCATTGAATCGCTGGAGTACACAAAAGGCTCAATAGCGAAAATGCATGTGGATGCCATCTACAGAGACGCAGCCACCGAGAAAGTTGAGCTTGAAATTGGGCTGATTAAAGACGGTGACAGTGATAACGCTGTGGTCGTTCATAACGCCTTACCAATCCCCGGAAGATAACCATGGCTGATATTTACCTCCCAACGCTCCATGACGGGCAGTTAAAGGTCTGGTCTGATTCGTGGGATGATCAGCTTCATGCGGTGCGGTGTGGACGTCGCTGGGGTAAAACCTTCATGCTTTCCAGTGCGGCCGTAACCTACGCCACCGCACAGTTTAAGCGCCCCGGTATGGATGTCCTGCTAGGTGGGCGGGTTGGTATCTTCACCGCTGAATACCGTCAGTACCAGGAGATTTACGACAAGCTGGAAGAAACCCTGCTCCCGCTAAAAAAGAGTTTCAGCCGACAGGAAAAGCGCCTGTTGTTGAAGAATGGCGGGAAAATCGACTTCTGGGTAACCAACGACAACAAACTGGCTGGCCGTGGTCGTGAATACGAAATCATCCTGATCGACGAAGCGGCGTTCACCAAGTCGCCGGAGATGTTGAAAGAGATATGGCCCAAGTCGATTAAGCCGACGCTGCTGACAACGAGAGGCCGTGCTTACGTCTTTTCAACCCCTGACGGCGTGGACGAGGAGAACTTTTTTTACGCCATCTGTCACGACAAATCGCTGGGTTTTGTTGAGCATCACGCACCAACGTCTTCAAACCCGTTCGTTCCACCGGAAGAACTGGAAAAAGAGCGCGAGAACAACGACCCGCGCGTGTTCCGCCAGGAGTTTATGGCTGAATTCGTGGACTGGTCCGCTGCTTCGCTGTTCGACGTCCGCAAATGGTTTGAGGGTGAAAATCAGGATCAGCCTGTCGATTACCCTGAAACATGTGAAGCGGTATTCGCTGTTCTGGATACGGCAGTTAAGGGCGGGACTGAACATGACGGCACCGCTGTTGTGTTTTACGCCGTAGACACCAGACCCGGCAGGCAGCGCCTGACCATTCTCGACTGGGATGTGGTTCAGATTGACGGTGCGCTTCTTGAAACATGGATGCCGTCTGTATTTAAGCGGCTTAACGAGCTTTCAGGTCAGTGCGTGGCTGTTAACGGTAGCCTGGGTGTTTTTATTGAAGACGCCAGCATGGGCAGCATCCTGTTGCAGAAAGGAGAAAGTCTGGGGTGGCCGGTCAATAAAATCGAATCCGCGCTGACCAGCAAAGGAAAAGACGAGCGCGCCATCATGGCGTCCGGTTATCACTATCGTGGACTGGCGAAAATATCCCGCTACGCCTACGAAAAGACAGCTGTATTCAAAGGCGAAACCGCCAACCACCTGCACAAACAGGTATCACGATTCCATCTCGCTGACAAAAACGCACACAAGCGCGCCGATGACCTACTGGACGATTACACCTACGGGCTGATCATCGCATTTGGCAGCGGCGACGCACTCTGACGAGAAACCTAATGAACGAAGATGATTTCGAAATCGGCAGTGCTGCGCCGGAACTTGTCGCGCTCCTCGACAGCGACGACATTCAGCCGGGCATGACCGCCGGTTATCAGACCTGCAAAACCATCTACCTGTATCACCCACTGGGCGGAAAGATGGTGGATCGCCCGATTAAGATGGCGATGAGCGAATCTCGAACGGTTCATATTGCCCAGACCTTTGGACTGGAGCAACGCCTGCGCGACGCATTCGAACGTGAATGGAAGGCGCTTGGTGCTGATCGTCACATCGCCAACGCGGCGCGTATTGCCCGTATTTATGGCACGTCTGCGGTTGCCATGCTGGTGGATAATCAGGAACCTGCAACGGCGCTTGATTACCGCACCCTGTACAAACACAACGTGAGTTTCAACATTCTCGACCCGATGAACACCGCCGGGAGCATTGTGCTGAATCAGGACCCAAATGCGGCTGATTTCCAGAAGGTTTCCGGCATCACGGTTGCGGGGAAGGCGTATCACAAATCTCGTTGCGTGGTTCAGCAAAACGAAGACCCGATTTACCTGGCCTACAACCCGGCAGCATTCGGGTTTACCGGGCGCAGTGTGTACCAGCGCGCCCTGTACCCGCTGAAATCATTTATCCAGACCATGCGCACCGACGACATGGTGGCAGTAAAAGGCGGCCTGCTGGTTACCAAAATCAAGGGGCCAAGTTCTGTCGTCAATAACATGATGCAGAAGCTCAGCGGCATTAAGCGCATGATGCTGAAGCGTGGTAAGACGGGAGACGTTCTTCAGATAGGTGGCGAAGACGATATTAAGTCAATCGACCTGAGCAACCTTGAAAAGCCGCTGGATTCGGCACGTAACCACATCCTGGCTAACATCGCCGCCGCCGCCGACATGCCTGCAATCATCCTGAACAGTGAGACGTTCACTCAGGGGTTTGGTGAAGGTACCGAGGACGCCAAATCTGTCGCGGTTTACGTTGACGATCTGCGTAAGTGGCTTGAGAACCTCTACAGCTTCTTTATCCGCATCTGCCAGTACCGGGCGTGGAGCATTGAGTTTTTCACTGCTCTTAGGGCGGACATTCCGGAAATCGACAACACCTATAGCGTTTACTTTTCGAAGTGGATTAACAATTTCGAATACCGCTGGCCGTCTTCACTGAAGGAGCCGGAAAGCGAGAAAGTGAAGGTTGATGAAACGCGCTTTAAGGCGATCGTCAGCATGCTGGAGGTGGTCCTTCCGCAACTTACGTCGGACCCTGATAACCGCGCAACACTGATTGAATGGGCATGTGAAAACGCGAACACCAACGAGCATTTGTTTCCGCAGCGGCTTAACCTCGATTACGACTCGCTGAAAGATAACCCACCGCCGGAGCCGCCAAAAGCTGAAGAGCCGGGCGGCGGGATGATGCTATGAACACTTTCACCCGAACAGTGAGAGACGCGGTGAAGTTCTTTCTCCGCAACGGATACTCATCCCGTGAAGAGCTGGAGCGCTGGCAGGCGATTATCCGCCAGGCCGCCGAAAGCGAAACAGCCGATGACTACATGGCGATGGTCACCCGCAACCTGACGAAGGCATACGACCTGCAGGTGGGCCACGCTGGCGCGCTGAAGCGCCATCAGGGCATATCCCGGTTCACGCTCAACTACCTTGAGCCGAAGCTGAGGACGGAGCTCGACAGGCGGATCCTCGCCAGTGCCGATCTTATCCACCTCAACCGCAAAAAAGCCATCGACACCACATTGTCGCGGTTTAGCGGCTGGGCCAGCAGCATTCCCTCTGCCGACAGCATTGCGCTGACCGGCATTCAGGGAACGATGCGGGAGACGGCAGCGCACATTCAGAAGGCCGCCGAGAAGGTGGACTATGAAGCGCGTCGGGTGATGATTGATCAGAACCATAAACTCATTGCAAACATCGACAACATCATAGCTGCCAGTAATAACGCCATAGCTGCAGAGTGGCATAGTCACTGGCGTCAGGCAGGTTATGACTACCGGGAAGATCACAAAGAGCGCGACAAGGTGGTCTATCTCATCCGCGGTAACTGGGCACAAAAAAACGGTTACGTGAAGGTGGGGCCTTCCGGTTATCTCGATGAAATTACGCAGCCCGGAGAAGAAGTTTTTTGCCGGTGTTACGTAACTTATCTGTACAACCTCCGGAGCATTCCTGAACACATGCTGACCCAGAAAGGGCAGAAGTTCATGGCGTCTATGAAATCAGCATAGGAGCATTAAGCGTGGCTATTTTTGGCAGCGGTATTATGTTCCGGCAGGGTAAAAGCATCTTCCTGATCCAGCGCTCAGACGACGGGACATGGTGTCCACCAGGAGGCAAGATTGAGCCCGGCGAGATGGCATGTACCGCAGCGCGTCGCGAAGTAAAGGAAGAGGCAGGATATCAGTTTGACGGCCCAATGACGCCCTACAGCGTCGCCGGGGACTACCTCACCTTCCGGGCAGATATTGACGCTCAGTTTGAACCGCAGATCAACGATGAATCACTGGCCGCTGGCTGGTTTGACATCGACAACCTGCCGAAGCCACTACATCAGCCTTTTGCTGAAGTGATGGCGCAAAACCCGCTTAACGAGACGCAGGTGGCATCACTCATCGCCGACGGTACGTTAAGCAGCCCGCAGTATTTCATCAACATGTGGATGTACGCCATACGGGTAACCGGAACAGGTGTTACCTGGCGATCCGCAGATCAACAAATGGCGTTCCGCGACCCGGAAAACTATTTGACCCCCGAATTTCTCCAGCGAGTGGCCGGTGTACCGCTTATCTGGCTGCACCCGGAGAAAAATAAGCTCGACAGCGATGAGTTCGCAAAACGTGTTATCGGCACCCTGACCAACAGTTGGGTTGCAGATAATGGCGAGGTGTGGGCGATTGCCCGCGTGTATGACGCCGAAGCCGCAGAAATGATGGCTACCCGGCAGTTAAGCACCTCGCCAACCGTCACGTTCAGTGAACCGCAGAACGCAATCATCAAAATCGACGGTCAGCCTCTATTGGTGGAAGACTCCCCGGTGTTGCTGGACCACGTTGCAATTTGTGAACAAGGCGTCTGGGACAAGCTCCTCGACCCTACCGGTGTTAAATCTGATTCCATTCCAAACGAGGCTGAGAAGATGGACAAAGAGGAATTGAAGGCCCTAATGCGTGAGTGCTTGGCAGACATGCAGAAAGAAAAGGCCGACTCCGATGCGAAAGAAAAAGCTGACGCTGAAGAGTGCGAAGCCAAAGAGAAGGCCGACGCGGAAGAGGCTGAATGCATGGCTAAAGAAAAGCATGCCAAAGAGAAGGCCGACGCGGAAGAAAAAGCCGCGAAGGAAAAAGCTGATGCTGAAGCCAAAGAAAAGGCAGATGCCGACGCTAAAGAAGCGGAAGAGAAGGCAGCAAAAGAAAAAGCTGATGCCGATATCCGCCGCGAGCTTGCCGAACTGAAATCACGCATTCCTACCGAGCTTTCCGATGCTGAGCGCAATGAAGTTGCCGACGCGCAGGTTAAAGCAGACAGCGTGTTCTCTGCTTTTGGTAAGCGCGCCCCCGCGCCGCTGTCAGGCGAAAAGCCCCTGTCGTACCGTCGCCGCCTGCTGGTGCAGTTGCAGGAGCATTCACCTGATTTCAAATCGGTGGACCTGTCCTCGATCGCCGACGCTGCGCTGCTCGGTTTCGCCGAGAAGCAGATTTACGCTGATGCGCAGTCTGCCGCAAGCCTGACCGTTGGCCCAGGCATGTTGCGCGAAATTAAACGCGCCGATGCAACCGGACGTCAAATCAGTACCTTTGAAGGCGATCCGGCGGCAACGTGGGCACCTTTCCAGTCTGGCAAACGCCAGGTAACCAGCTTCAACAACCAGGCTTAACGGGAGCTATAAAGCATGGCTAATTTATCTCTTAACCCGATGCAGACCACCAACGCGGCGGGTTCATTCGGCGTTCAGTCGGACGGCTACATTCAGGGCGTGGCTCTGGATGACCCGGCCAACCGATTTAACCTGGCTGCTGGCACTGTGGCCGCAAGCGAAACCAAACCTCTGTGGGGTGGTCTGCCGGTTGCTGAGTTGCTCCCCGGCACCCAGTCAAGTCCTCGCGGTTCCAGCATCCGCCGCGCTGTTTCTGTGGCTGAGCTTGAGGGCTTCACCGTCTTTAACCAGGCGCACAACGGCCTGACCACGCCGCAGTCTCCGGTACCGCTTTACGCTTCTGGCATGAGCGTGTCTTACTACCGCCTTGGCTCCAATATGCGCGTACCCCTGAAAGCATCTGCGCAGGTAGTGGCGCTGGGCACCGCTGGTGCGTCGGTGAAAACTCCCCTGGCCTGGGATTTCGTCAACAACCAGATCACCACTGCTGCAGCAGCGGGCTTTGCTGGCGCTGATATCGCAACCACCGCAGTTACCTATACGGGCGGCGTGGCAACGGCAACCACCGCATCCGCACATGGCCTGATTGCTGGTCAGTACGTGAAAATCAGCGGCGTCGCGCCTGCTGCGTATAACGGCACTGTGGTTGTTCTGTCCGTTCCGTCATCCACCACCTTTACCTATGCGCCTGTTTCAGCGCCTGGCGGTTCCGCTACCACTCAGGGAACTATCGGCGCAGTTGCTGCGGCAGACATCACTCTGCCGGTTAAGGTGCTCGCCATTGAATCCGGGAATTCCAAGACTGTTTCTTACAACAGCACCACTGGCTTCCTGACCTGGAACAACACCGACAGCTGCGCGCTGGTCTTACTCTAATCGGGAGCTGAATTAAATGGCTGCAATTACCCCCAGCTACACTATCGTCAATCCGTCGTATATCGCGCCGGAGATGATCATTGGTTACCAGCAGGCATCAGGTGCGTTTGAAACCATTGCCAGCGGTAACCCGCAGGTACGCCTCGGTGTAGGCGACCAGTATGTTTACATGCGCCGCCTGGACATCCGCACTCAGGTTGCGACCAGCCAGTCCGGCAACGCTAACCAGTTGCCCAGCGTGGCAATGGAAGCGCGCATGATTTCCACTCCAACCTACCTGTTCCGCTGCCGTGGCATTTACGACCATCACGATCTGGCCGCTGCCGGTAACTGGAACTTCGCGCTGCCGGAAGCTCAGCGCCTTGGTATGCGCCAGGGTATCTTCCAGCAACTGCGTTCATCTCTGCTGTTTGGCATGAACCCGGCTGGTGGTGAGGGCTTATTGAATACCGCAGGCGCGACCACCGAAACCCTGCCGCAGGACACGGATGGCAACACGACCGTACTGACCTACGATCACGGTCAGATGGCCGTTTATCTGCTCGGTCATGTCCAGGCAGCGCTGACTCGCACCATGCAACTGGGTCGCCAGTTACGCGTCGTCATCCTCGGCCCGCAACGCGTTCTGGGCGCAATGGAGATTCAGCAGATTGTTCAGTTGACCTCTTACCAGCGCCCTGGTGGCGGTACTGACACCGTTGGCGGCACCGTGAAAGATGTGCTGAAAGGTGCGAATATCCAGGTTGACTGGGTATACGACGATACGCTGATTGGCGCAGGTGCTGGTGGTACCGATGCTGTGATCATCACCATCCCGGAAGTGGAAGTTCCGATGGTTAACTCCACGGTGAACACCAACGAATTCGCGAAACTGACGCCGTCACTGGCTGCGAACGCGCTGATGTTCTGCGACATGGCTGCACCGCGCGAAATCCCAACGCCGATTGCTGGTGGCGCGATCGACGTGCTGTCTGAAATGCGCTCCACCTCTGGCTGGGCGGTTCGTCCGGAAGCCATCACCATCCTGTCGATGGCGTACAACTAACCATCGTTTGTTCAGCAAACTGGCCTCTGCACGGGTAACCTCGCAGAGGCTTTTTTATGAGAGAAGCCGATGAAACTCTTTATCGCCAATACCACCAAACAACGCCACATCTTCACGTTCCGTGTACTTGAGACCGGTCGCCTGCGTCAGATTCCTATTGAACACGGATCGCAAATGGCTGTTCTCGACGGCAGCACGGACGAGATTGAAGCAGTGATCAAACATCATCAGGTGTATGGCCTGATTGATGCCTCAAAAATCGACCAGAGTCGCCAGTTTGTTGGCATTTGCTACAGCATCGATAAGCCAGTCTCCGCGAACATCATCGAAAAGACGATCCGCGACAATGACGACCACCTTACCCGCAACGCACACAATCGCCGCCAGGCATCCGTTGCCGCGCTGGATACATCCCTGCGTGAAAGCGGGATCGGCTATGACGGTGAAATGGAATTTAGCGCCGAACAGGCGAAAGGTCGTGATGAGACTGACGACACGCCAACCGTTAATGAAAAAATCGTAACCGAGAAACGGGGCAAAAAATGACAACCAGCCTGTCGGGATTTATCGAATTCGTTCGTGCTGACATGGGCATCACCCCTGATCAGGCTCCCGACAACGCGCCGTCATTCACCCTGGCTTACGGCGGCGCGGTTGAGTGGGTAAACCGTGATATTGAGCTGGTGATGCCCAACCTGTATGCGGTTGCTGTTTACAACCTTTCTGCTTCGTTTCTGGTCAACTACGGGACAGAGAGCGCTTTCTCAGAGTTTCGCAAAGCGATGGGGCTAAACAATATCGCTACCGGCGTAATAACCGGTGCCGGGGATAACTCTACCAGCGCGCAGCGACTTGTCCCTGACTTCTTCAAAGACCTGTCGCTGGCAGATCTTCAGATGCTTCAGGACCCGTGGGGGCGTCGCTACCTGATGATTGCTCAGCAGTTCGGGAGTCTGTGGGGGCTGTCATGATCACCTTCCATCTGGGGGTGATTGATGTCCCGTATGAGGACGAGAACACCACAACCGGAGACGTCGCCGAGTATCTGGAGGAAAAGTACCAGATCATGCAGACGTTTTTTGACAGGTACAGCAACGACATCGCTGACCTGATGGCGAATGACATGGCCGCGTCGCTTGAGAACATGATGGCCGGCGCGCCGCCAGCAAAAGACCCTCTGGCAGAGTCGATGTCACGGATCCATGACCTGTTTGTCGCCTTCCTCGACAACACCGAAATGAACGGTTTGCCGGGCGTGCCTACGCGCCGTGCGCTGGAGGGGATATCCCGGCGATTCAAAAACAAAAAAGGGCCACCGCGCCCGTCATTCATCGATACCGGAACCTATCAGGCCGCGATGCGCAGCTGGGTAAGCGGGGTGCTTAATGCCTTCCCTGAGTGAATTACAGCATACGGCTAAAACGGAACTTAACGCCACTCTGACGCAGGGTCTGGACGACCTTAGCCAGTACCAGATAGTCACATTCACGAAGTACATCCGCAAGGTTTTGCCGCTGGATGGATTTGTGTTCTGGGTAAAAGCATCGATTGTTTCTGATGATCCGAATCCTGACCCGGACACAGTTGATGTGAAAGGCTACCTGCACCTGACAACGGAGAGTATTCAGGACGACGAGCAGCTCTATGACCGGAACGTAGTCACCCTGACCGCTCAGTCGGATATCGACCCGTTTAACGACATCGGCCCTGACGTGCTTTACATCGGTGAGTTTTACGGCATCCAGTTTTCATTTTCTCGGCGCACCGGGCTTAACGAGCCAGCCAGGCTCTATCACTACACAGGTGAGGCGGTTTATCCGCATATGCGCTCGCAGATCATCAACTCTGCGGACGATATCGACCTGAGTGATGTTGTCGTTTCCAGTTCGCTGCCGGTATGGCTGGGCCTGAACCAGTACATGCCGATGTTTCCGGCGATGCTTTCCACACAAAACCTCTCGCCACCCTTCGCGACAATACGGTGCAGCAACGTGACGCCGATTGCCGGAGCATTTTATGTCGATGAGCGTGACAACCAGTACCAGCTGGTTTGTGAGGATGTAACGATTTCGATTACCGGCCTGCGCAATGCAGCCGTTGAAGACTTTCTGCGGTACGTCCAGCAGTACACGCTACGTGACGACGCAGAAATGGGCGTGATGAACATCCCGGTTGTTCAGGATGAGCGTGTTACGCAAAACGAGCTGAACGTCATTGCCATGCGCAAGACCATCAAATTCAAAGTCAATTATTACCAGCAACGGATGCGAGATGTATCCCGTGGGCTGATCCTGTCTGCAATCCCGTCCATTTATCCGGAGAAATAATTAAATGGCAATTGTTAACATTAACGTGTCGGTAACCAATCCGCCGAAGCCATCCCAGTTGCTGAAAAGCGGCGCGATGATCTCCGTGGGCGGGACAACGCTGAACGCAGGAGAGTCTAAATTACTGACCTCTAAATCAGACCTGGCAACGATACAGGCACCTGCAAAAACTATCGCCTCAATAGCATGGGCGACCAACCTGGTAACGGTCACGCTGTCAGCACCGCACGGGTGGACCGCCGGGCAGCAAATCCCTGTGGTTATTTCTGGTGTTGTGCCGGCGGGTTATAACGGCGCTTTTACCGCCACCGCGACCACCGCCACCGCGTTCACTTACCCTCTCGCCTCCAGCCCTGGTGTTTCAACCACTATGGGAACGGTTAAGACAGTGATGGCGATCGAGCTGACGCAGATGAATGCGTCATACTGGTCTCAGGGAACTAACCGCGCTGTTTATGTTCTTGAACTGGGAGAAAAACCGGCGGCGGAAGCTGTGGCAGAGCTGGCGACGTTTATTGATAATGACATCTCCCTGGGTAATACCTATCAGAAGTTCTTCTCTTACCTGGTGCCGCGTGAGTGGGATTCTGAAGCGACTTTCAAAACCCTGACCGGACAGTACACATCGCCAGGATCGCTGGTTTATTTCTTTATCACAACCACAATCGCCACTTACCAGTCATGGGTGGCAACCAAAAATAAATCAGTGTTTGCGGGTGTGGAAGCTCCTGATCTACCGGCTACTGAGTTTTCAATGGCTAAGGCGTTTCAGTCGGCTTTGTCCAATGATCCGGGCTCATCGAATATGGTCCCGCCGATGGCGTACCGCTTTATGTACGGCGCGACTGAATATCCCGTTGAAAACAACGGCACCCTGCTTAAAACGCTTCAGGACAATAACATCAACTACATTGGTTCCTCGGCTGAAGGTGGCCTGAGCAATAAGATGCTGGTGGCTGGCCATATGCTGGACGGACAGCCGTTTAACTACTGGTATGCGGTGGCATGGGCGGCCATCAATCTTGAACTGGACCTGGCTAACGAAGTTATCAACGGGTCTAACACCACCACCAACCCACTGTATTACGAACAGAACGGCATCGATCGCCTGCAAAATCGAGCGCTTAAGACGTTGCGCAATGGCATTAGTTACGGCCTTATTCTGGGTCGCGTTATCGGCACAAAACTTATTCAGACTGATTTCAATACTGAATATGAAAAGGGCACTTACGCTGGTAACGCCGTAATCAACGCAGTCCCGTTTGCAAACTACTCCAGCCTTAACCCGTCTGATTATCAGGATGGGAAATACAACGGCCTGAGCGCTGTTATCACGCCGCGTCGTGGTTTCGAATCCATCACGTTTAACCTGAACGTCACCAATTTTGTAGGGGCATAAAATGGCAAACCCATTAGTACCGCAGGGATTCCTCAACCGCGTCCGTGGCGCGGTTTCTGTCACCGATGTTCCGGCCCTGAACGTCACCGCGTCGTATCTAGGCAAAGACGGTATCAGCATCCGCCCGGAAGGTCCGGCCACGGATATTATTGACACCATGACTGGGACCGTGGGAAGTCAGGTTCCCTATCAGAAGGTTACTCTTACCGTTCACATGCTCAGAACTCAGGGACTTGGCTCAAGTTATCAACAGCGCTTTACGACCGATACAGCGCTGGGTGAAGTGGTTGTAACCCCGGACGCCACCACGTTTGGCAACTTCACGCTCCTTAACTGCTACCTGATTAACTTCAACGAAATGCCGTTTAACGGTATGGATGCCGGATATGTGGTAACCATCAGCGGCTACCTCATCACTAACGACAACATGTGGATTTAACCGTGAAAATCGATAAAAAACTTAATCTGGTTTGTACGGTCAGCCGTGATGACGGAACTCTGGTATACGTCCATACGTCGCCGTTTCCTTATGAGGTTGTCGAAGAGCATTGCCTGATGCTCGGTAGCCTGTTTACCAGCTTCATCGCGCAGGTTGGCGGTCTCGGAGCGGCGCGCGTAGCCGCTATGATGCTTCGCAAGAAAATCAAACAGGAGCAGGCTGTCACCGGTCAGACAGGGCCGAATATTGTTGATGAAATCCAGCGACAAACCACTGTGATTTTTAATGATAACGGGCAGTGGAAATCCACCCCGCTGGGTGCGGCGATGAAGGCGGGAATCATATCCGCAGATGAGTTTCGTGAGGTGGAAGGCGAAATCGTTTTTTTTATGGTTTCCTCTGCCATTCAGAAACCGGAACTCATCAAGCCGACTGTGGGGAGCGTGATCGGTATGTTCGGTGGTCAGTTAACCTTATCGAGCGCTACGGAGTGGCGCGATTCTTTATCGACGTCGAAAACGGATACCGATATCCCGAACCAGAATGCCCCGCAGGAAACGTCGTTTATACCCTCCTAGACTGGGCGTCTGGCGAGGGTTTCAGACATGTCATACGGGAGATTGCTGGAGAGGAATTTGCCAGCCCATCCCAGTATCGTCAGCGCTTTATTCTCTCCGCATTAAAGGAAAGGGGCTATTTCAATGGCAGCTAAATCCATTATTGAAATCGACGTAAATGACGAAAAGTTTTTGTCGTTTATGGAAAAGTTCAATGAGTACCAGGCTGCTCTGGATGATCTCCCGGAAGCGTGGCGGGCGTCTGCACAGGGTATCAGTGACAGCGCCCGTGAAACATCAAAGGCATCTGATGAGGCTGGCGGAATGGCTAAAGCGTTCTCTGATGGCGTTGATGCGCTGAACGCGATGGTGAATAACCTCGATCGCATCAACGGCAATCTGGAGGATGCTAACAAACGCCAGGAAGACCTGAACAAAAAAACATCCGGGTCAGCAGGTATTTTTGGAAAGCTGAAAAAGGACTCGAAAGAGTTTGCAGGCCACATCAAAGATGCCACGGTTAATTTATTGTCATGGGGCGGAATTGTTGGGCTGTTTACTGGTGTGCTTGGCGCTGGTGGGTTGTTTGGCTTAAATCGCCTGGCTTCAACAGCCAGCGCTCAACGTTTTACATCTATGGGGCTGAATACCACCATAGGTGCCATGGACTCGACCGCAATTAACTACCAGCGCGCCGTTGCAAATCCGACAGCTACGCTGGGCGCGATTCGTGACACCCAGGCTGACTTATCCCAGCGCTGGAAGTTCCAGGCGATGGGGATTAATAACGCCGACCGCTCGCCGGACCAGTTACTGCCGGAGATGATCCGTGCGGCCCGTGATATTTTCAAACAGACCGGCGGCACGTTGCAGGGCGCTAATGCCTACGGTCTGACCAGCTTCTTCAGCATCGATGATCTGAACCGCTTTAAAAATATGAGCGACGCAGAAATTGAGGCGATGGAGAAGCGAGCCAAGCGTGATGCGCAGTTATTACAGATAACTGATGAGCAGGCGCGGCAGTGGCAGGACTTCAACATTCAGCTCGACTACAGCAGCCAGAGCATTAAAAACACTTTCATCCGTGGACTTGGGCCGCTGACACCGGGACTGACGAAATTGTCCGATGCGCTGTCGGGTGCGATCGATACCGTTATGCGCTCGCCAGAGTTGGGTAAATGGATTGACGGGCTTGCTGGAGGAATTCAGCGATTTGGCAACTATCTTGCCTCTCCTGAGTTTAAAAATGATGTCGAAGATTTTATGTCCGGGCTCAAAAAGCTGGGACAAACAATCGGAAGGATCATTGACCTGGCAACCGGGAAGATAACGGCGACAGAGTTTTTTTCCGGATCATCATCCATTCTCAGTAACGAGACCGTTAAAGACCCGAACGGCGGCCCTGATTATGTCAAAGGCAGCGAGAGTGATCCCAATGTGTGGGGGTGGTTGAAGGGGGCCAAAAAGTTATCAGGCGTGGCACCAACGCAATATGACCAGTATTTCGAAGAGGCCGCCAAAAAAGAGGGGCTTGATGCTAAATGGTTGAAAGCCGTTGCGGGCGCAGAGTCGTCATTTAATAAAAATATTGAAGGCCCGGTAACCCGTTCTGGAAAACGGGCTCAGGGTTTGATGCAGGTTATGCCGGATAATTTTCTGCCAGGAGAAGACCCTTTTAATGCGCGGGACAACATCATGGCGGGCGCAAGGGTTATGTCATGGGCTAAGCAACAGGCTGGTGGTGATTTAGAAGAGATGTTGCGCTGGTATAACGGTGGGAAAAACAGAGGCAGCAAAGAAAATATTGAATATCCGGGGCGTGTTTACGAGCACTATATATCTATGTATGGGAATCCAAATTCCCAGCGTGCAGATGCAAACATAACCGATCCAATACCACGTCATGACAATAAAATTATAGAGACCGGGGCATCAGGTAAGGTCAGGGATGAATATGCAGCCATTTATGGCGCAAACAAAAAACATGATGATCCACAACAATCTCAAACATCAGAAATCGCCAGGAATACGGCGAAAACCAACCAACTCCTACAGCAGTCCATTGAAAGCAGCAGAAGCTCCGGCGGCGGTAGTGTAATTGTTTATAACAATACTGGCGGCAATGCTGTTGTATCGGGTGCACAACTCGGAGCACGGTAATAATGGGATTCACACGCGAAATGTATAAGCTGGGGTTTGAAATATCCCCGGTCATCCTTTGCGACGGCATTGCTCAGGCAATACCTGGTGGCATGCTTCCGATCGTAGCCCTGACCCAAAGCGCCAGTTTTGTAACTGGCCTTTTGGGCGGTGCAATCAACCTAACCGATCTGGATAAGTATTTTTGTCACTGGAAACCAGCGCAGGGCTCGACGCTTATTGATTACGACATTGCCCGCTACCCTTTCGCTAACCAGGTTGTGGCCGCTAATGCGCTACTGGCTCAACCGTTGCGCGTTTCACTGGTTATGGAAGCGCCGGTAAACGAAAACACTGGCGCTATGACAAAGCTGGTTACCATCAGTGCGCTACAATCCGTCCTTCAGGCCCATGTAAATCTCGGTGGAACATTCATCGTTGCCACTCCATCAGTTATCTATAACCGATGCATATTGCGCACCGTTAAGGACGTAACCGGCGGTAACGATGCGCTGCCTCAGCGGACTTGGATGTGGGACTTTGAGCAGCCGCTGATAACGGAAACAGGCGCGGAACAGGCAGTAAATAATTTTCTGGGCAAAATTGGTGGCGGCGATAAAGTCACTGAATCTGCATGGACCAGTACGGTTAATGCTCTGGGTAACACGTCGCTGGGCGGATCAGTTTCAGAAGCGATAACGGGCCTGCTTGGCAAGCTGGGAGTGGCAATATGACATCTCAGTTTTACGCGTTTACTGGCAACGAGCGTCAGAGTATGGCATTCACGCCCGTTCTTGACGGAACGGTTTATAACTGCCAACTGAAATGGAATATCGCAGCCCAGAGATGGTATCTGCTAATAACGGACAGTTCCGACAACACCGTTATTAACACGGCGTTAGTCGGTTCTCCGGTGGCGGGCGGAATTAACCTCGTATCCGGTATTTTCAATTCCACGGAAATGTACTGGAGGGAGAAAAACGGACAAATTGAGGTAACCAGTTAATGCGTTATTACGATATCCAGATTTTCGCTCCGGCTGATGGTGACAAACCAGAAAAATTAATTCAGCAGTATTCAAGTCATAAAAACGGTGTATATAACCCTGGGGCATTAATGATTGAGTTCGACATTCTCAGGTTCGGTGAGTCCACGCCTCAAGGGGAGACACACCTTGTAATCTGGGGGATCGGTCCGAAAGAAATGCAGCAGGCCAGACAAGAACTTTTCGGAAAGAAAATAAAAGTCTTTCTGGGCATGGGTAAGGGACTCCCGCTGGCTGGCACGGTGTCCGCACCAAAGCTTGTCATGCAGGGAACCATTAACCAGGTATTTGGCAACTGGCAGGGGACGGAATTACGGCTTGATTTTATTATTGTGGCTGGCCCAGTGACTGAAACGCCGCAAGGACAGTTAATGCCATTGCCATTGACGTTTGACTGGAAGGCGGGGCAAAAGCTTTCTGTGGCCCTGACTCAGTGCTTTATGAACATTAAAGGATATAAATTCAATATAAGCATCAGCGATCGCCTGGTTTTGAATTATTACAAAGGTCTGTTTTGCGATGATATTTCTGCACTGGCTAAAAACCTAAAAGATTTTTCATTGTCCCGAATAAAAGATGTCGGTTATTCAGGTGTCGAAATTGCCATAGTTAACGGGAATGAACTCAGGGTGTGGGATAATGATTACGCCAACCATCCCGATCAGTCATCAGATAACAGCGCAACAGCGAGAAGTAAGTCTCCGGTACAGATTGAATTTAACGATCTCATCGGTCAGCCGACATGGGTCCGGTTCGGAGTGGTTAGCCTGGTTTGCGTAATGCGTGGCGATATCCAGACCGGCGATCACATCAAAATGCCGCAAAAGGCGCGGCCCATGATACAGGCGTCCTCTTACTCTCAGTATCGTGACGACTCAGCATTTTCAGGCGAATTTATGGTAAACGCTGTCCGCCTGCTGGGTAACAGCCGCCAGCCTACCGCTGAAGCCTGGGTAGCGATTATTGAAGCCAGCCCGGCGGTACAGGTAGGCCAACAATGACGATTGAACAAAAGCTAAATTTCGGCAGAAACATGAACCGATTTGCCGAAAAAAAAGTGGAAGATGCTCTACAGAAAGCCGGGAAAGTATTACCGGTCAGCGTGGTGAGTCAGGCCGGCAGGATGATCACTGTCGCCTTCGAACTGCGAGACACCCCATTTGTTCTTCCACAGGTAACCGTTCCGATATTTGGCCCGCAATATATCCGCTATCCAATGCAGCCTGGTGATAAAGGCATCGTGATCCCCGCTGATACGTACCTGGGTGGAGTTAGCGGGCAGGGTGGCGGCATTGCCGACCTGACTCCGCCAGATAACCTGAGTGCGCTGTTGTTTATCCCAATCAGCAATACTGAGTGGGAGCCGGTGGATGGGCAGGTGGTGACCGTTTATGGTCCTGAAGGTGTCACCATCCGCGATGCGGGCAGCAACACAACGTTTCTTCTCACCCCTGACAGCGTAACCATCGTCACACCAGGCCAGTTTAAAGTTACCGTCGGATCGACTGTTTTCACGCTGACAAATGGTATGTGGAGCCTCACAGGGCAGACCGGGAAAATACAGGACTCAGCGGCGAGTACAAGCCCGGCGATAATGCAGGCTGGATGGTCGGCGCTTGTTGCATGGCTGAACGGTCACACTCATTCTGATGATGGCGCGGGAATCCCTGTATCACCATTCAGCGGAGACATAACCGAATGAGAACCTACGGCAGAAATTCAGACGGTAAGTGGACACTGGTCGAAACGGATGAAAATGGGTTCAACGACGCAGTTCATCTGACAACGCTGGTACAAAACCTGAAACTGGCACCGCAGGAATCGCCATTCTTTGCCAATAATGGCATCCCGGCGAACGGATCGGTAATACAGCAAGTTTTACCGACATATTATGTTAACCGACTGCAACAGCAGTTCAGTCCCTATTTCTCATCGCTGCAAATCGCGTTAGTCAGTGATGATCCGCCTGTTTACAACATATCGGCGATAACTAACGCCGGTTCGAAAATTATTGCCACGGTGAATGTATGAGTGATTTATCGGTTAGCTATACAGCTGCTGGCCCGGTACCGCAAACCCCCGAAAGCCTGCGTGAGCAACTGGTGTCAATGGCGTTGCAGCTGTCGCCAGGCATCACCACCGAGTTACCTGGCTCACTGATTGAAGATATCGTGAGTACAGACGTTGGCGCGCTGCTGATCTGCGATCAGGCCAGAGTTGACCTGATTAACTCTGTTGGCCCGCTAAAAGCCAACATGTACATGCTGAACCTGTTAGCTCAGCAATCGGGCATAGCACCACAGAAAACTCAGGGTTCAACTACCGTGTCGGTGCAGTTTACCGGGCCTGCTGGTTTCTCCGTTCCACAGGGTTTTATGGTGTCTGATGGTACATATAACTATACGCTGAATGACGCGACTATCATTCCGATATCGGAAGTATCAGCGCAGGCGACATGTACGGCCACTATTACCGGATCGTGGGCGGTTCCGGTTGGGACCGTCAACCAGATAATCACCAGCGTTCCTGATGATATTACCCTTACCTGCAACAACCCGGTAGCAGGCGTTCCCGGCCTTGAGCCTGAGTCTAACTACCAGTTTCGCGATCGGGTCTGGGAAGCGCAAATGTCCACCGTGCAGGGCTATCCTGGCTTTATACGCCAGAAACTCACGGATGTTGGCGGTGTTCAGGCGCGACTGGTGTCAGTGGTGCAGGATGGCAACAGTTGGATCATCATGTGCGGCGGCGGCGACATTTATGAAATGGCCGGAGCTATTTTTAAGTCCGCCGGTGACATCAGCAGGCTGAAGGGCACCACGGTTGACGTTACGGGCATTACCAATGCTAACCCCGGCGTGGTTACTACAGGGATCACTCATGGCCTCACCAGCGGGCAGGTGATTAACATCGCTGGCGTGAATGGAATGGCCGGAATTAACGACGTTCCGCTAACCGCAACGGTACTAACACCGCATACGTTTTCAATCGGAATAAACACCACGGCAGCCGGACCATGGACAGGTGGTGGAGAGGTTACACCGAACGTCAGAAATAATGTTGTGACCATTAACGACTGGCCGGATAACTACTTTATCCCGTTTGTTATCCCGTTGCAGCAGCAGGTAACTATCAGGTTTGAATGGGGAACCGAAGGTGCTAACTACCTTACCGATGCAACTGTGTTGTCGCTGGTTTCAGCGCCTGTTATTCAGTATATAAACGGTATTTATGCGGGTAAGCCACTGAACATTAATAACCTGAAAGATACTTTCCTTCAGTCTGTTAATTCAGTTCTTGATATGAGCTTAATTACGAAACTGAATGTTATCGTGACGGTTAACGGTGCAATTACTCCCGTGGACGCAAACACGAATATCATCAGTGGCGATCCATTCAGTTATTTTTATATCGCGTCTGATGGCGTAACCGTTGACGGAGCATAAAATGCTTGAGGATATTATCCGTTCGTACCTGTACACGCAGTACAATGATGATGACAATATCCGTGCTTTCGTGACTGCGTATAATGCGATGGCAAAAAACGTCTATGACTGGATGAAGAATGCGAATTTGCCAATATTCATTGGCGGATACAACGCAGGAGACCAGCTCAGATGGATAGCGCGTGGAATTTACGGGGTAAAGCCACCTGTTCTTTCAAGCGGTCGTCAGATTATCAGCGGGCCATTCAATACACTTACTTTTAACAGCGCGCCATTTAACACACGCAAAGTGGTAAACCAGTCAGAACAGGTTATTGTTTCTGACGACCTGTTCAAGAGGATCATGACGTGGAATTTCTATAAAGGAGATGGTTTTTACTTTACGATACCATGGCTGAAGCGTCGTATAATGCGATTCCTGAACGGGGTCGATGGCGTTGATGTCACTAACGACGAGCGCTGGAGTATATCGGTGTTATTTTCCGGTGGTGGCGCGAGCATCTCAATCATCAAAGGGTTCAGGAAATTGACTGATTCATCGCTCTACAATAATCAGGCCTTTAACAGCGGGGTGTACAACAATAAATCAAGCATACTCATCAAAAGCAACGAGTATGAGTATGCTTCGCTGTTCAAGCAGGCATTCGATAGCGGCCTGCTTCACATGCCGTTTTACCAGCCAGTAACGGTGACTATTGTAGGGTGATTAAATGGTTACATCTTCAACCCTTACTTTCGCCTTTACGATTTCTTTTTTTGATTGATAATCCCTGCTATCTATCGCCATAGATAGGAAGAATTTCAAGCAGACACAAATAATCAACAGAATTAAAATTGTAAAAAATAGCATTGCTGTAAATTTGATGTTTTCAAATGCTGGGATCCCATCCTGCATGGATATGCTAAACATTAATGTGATAAGAAAAACTGATGCTATTATTGTTAGCGCCCCAACAGACATAAGTAACGTTTTGATTATCGCAACGGAAAAGTTATTCATTGTCATCACCCTTGTTAGTTGATTTAATCTTAGCAAAGTGCTATTCAACCCACCATCAGGTGGGTTTTTTGTTGGACAGATTTTTCTTGGCTTGAAGAAGAACTCTTACATTCGCACTTTCTTGGTCAATTTTTTCCATCAACTTTTCTATAAGAAAATCAACCTTCTCATTTATGGCGTCGAATTCCTCAATAGTTTCATAATCTGCATGGGTGACTTCGTTGAAGACCCTGATGAAATGATCATCCATGCTTAGGTTCTTGCCTGTTAGAGAATCCGAAAGGATCTGAATAATTTCAGAATTCATAGACCTTCCATTTTTTTTCGCTCGCAAAGCTATAGCGTCACGCATCCCGTCAGGAAAGCGAAGATTAAACTTGTCTTGCATCTGGCTAGGGTACTTGCTCATGGTGACCTCAAAAAAAATCTATTGTTTTATTATGGGGTCAACTTGACATAGTCAGCAATGGTGTTAAATTAATATCAGGTGTTAACTTGGCCCCAAAAGGAGATTAGCATGAACGATGCTGTTTATACCGAGCGTAAGAATATCAAGCTCAACCTGCGTTTGCCTTCCCGTTTAAATGATGAAGTCCGCCGTCTGGCAGAGATGGATTGTATTTCTATTAACTCTGCAATCGTCCGCTTGCTGGCTAAAGGCGTTCGTGAAGAGGTTGCAAATGGTCGTTAAAAACAGCGAAGCCCGGGAGTGCGCTAACACTAACCGGGCCTCTATCGAAAATAACCTTGCAGGAAATATCGACATGAACATTGTAGCTAAAACAGAAATGAACTTCCACGGTATCAACCTGACTCCAGTATCAGATATGTCGGGTATCTGGCTTACTTCTGCGGATGTTGCGAAGGCACTTCATTACAACAGCACCAAATCAGTTACTAACCTCTTTAACCAGTATAGCGATGAGTTTTCTCCCGGAATGACAATGGTCATTGAATCGGTGACCAATGGTATCAACGGTACTTCTCGCCGTATGAAAGTACGCGTCTTCTCTCTTCGTGGCGCTCACCTGCTGGCAATGTTTGCCCGCACACCGGTTGCCAAAGAATTCCGCCGCTGGGTGCTGGATATTCTGGATCGCCAAATTGAGCAGTTACCTTTGCCTGCAAGCAATCACCTCATCACCAATCTCGAACTTATCTGCCGCACGTGGGATGAAGCCAAAGAGCAGATTACCGTTTTCGACCCGAAGATGGCACAACATCTTAACGGGACGATGAGCATGTTCTGGATGTACACAATGAGCATGAAGGGGAAAGGCAATAAAAAAGGAGGGGTAAAAAATAATCAGCGTTATTTGCAGTAAAGAAAAACCGCCAGTGGGTGCTGGCGGCCTACGTTAATCATTGACTGGAGTCTTACATGCAACAATCAATTTCAACTGCTTTAAATGTAGCAAATACAAATCCGGTTGTCGATCCTGATACCTTTCCAGTAATCGAATGGTCTGGCGTTCGGGTGGTCACAACGGAAACACTAGCTAAAGGTTACGGTACTGACGAGGCCAATATTCGGAAAAACTTGTCGCGCAACGCCAGCCGCTTCATTGAGGGCACTCATATCTTCACTATAAAAGGCGAAGAACTGAAGAATTTGCGAGTGACTAATAGTCACGCACAAATTTCGAGCAAGGCGCGTTCGATTGTTTTTTGGGCTGAAAAGGGCGCAGCTCGCATGTCCAAGATTGTCGATACTGACGAAGCGTGGGGCTTTTTTGAAAAACTGGAGGATGCTTACTTCCGTCCTCAGCCTAAAAGTACGCTCCCTCAGACATATGAGCAGGCTCTTGAAGACTTGCTGGTAAAGGTTAAGGAGAACCGCCAACTTGAACAGCAACGCGATCGCGCAGTTAAAGAGAAGCTCTGGATTTCTGAGAAACGCGAAGCCACCGCAATGGCAACAGCTTCAGTAGCAAAACGCAAAGCTAACGCGCTGGCTGAAAAACTCGGCGAGTGCCAGAAACACGCAACCATCAAAGCTATCCAGCGAGTTACAGAACAGAAGTATAGTCACTGGCCGCTGAAAAAATGGTGTGCAGCTAACGGCATGTCACCCAAAGACGTACCTGACGAAACCTACGGCACCGTTAAATCATGGCCTGCTGAGGCATGGAGTGCTGTGTTCGGTATTGATTTGCGCAAGATGTTTTAATCGGCTGAGATATCAGCCAATCTCCCGAATTTTCGGGATATCCGCAAACCTCGCTTCGGCGGGGTTTTTTATTGCCAAAAATCCCGGAGGAAAAATGGCACTATCTCTTTTAGCCGCTAACAATGCCCAGACAGTGCTTGCGGCCGGAATTAGCTCAACGGCAACATCTCTTACCGTAAACACTGGAACAGGAACGCTTTTCCCGTCTCCGGTAGCAGGAACAAGTTTCTTTAAACTGACGATTATTGATGCTGCAACCGGTTCTCTTACGGAGATTGTTCATGTTACTGCCCGGGATGGTGATGTCTTTACTATCCAGCGAGCGCAGGAAGGAACCACTGCGCGTGCATGGTCAGCAAATGACATTGCAGCCAATATGATGACAGCTGGTACGCTGACTTACCTTTTGACAAACTTTCAGCCATTAGACCCGACGTTGAGCACGATTGCTGCTCTGGCTACAGCAGCTAATAAATTACCCTATTTTTCAGGGGTCGATATTGCAGCACTAACCGACCTGACATCAGTAGGTAGAGATATAATTGGCAAAAATAATATTGCCGGCGTTCTCACATACCTTGGTTTGTCGGATCTGGTTCTGGCAGGGGTTGGAGCTGGCAGCCTGGGAACTACCGGATACGCAGAAATTCCACTCGTGATATCGGGCGCGAAAAAAATGCTGTTGCTCTGCTGGGGAACTGGCTCAACCGGCAGTAATGGTTCTTTCACGCAGTCCTTCGCCAAAGCGTTCCCGACAGCAGTGCTGTGTAAGCTGGTGACAAACGGAGCATCGACTTCACCCAGTGGGTTTGCCGGTGCCAGCACAACATTATCGACAATCTCCATTTATTCCGCCAGCGCAGCGGGCACACCCAGCAGCAGCGGCGTTTCGTATAACTATCTGGCTATAGGGTATTAATTATGACGATTTATTATTCTCCGGCGACCGGCGGCCTGTACCCGGATGGCGAAAAATACAACTCACTGCCACCAGACGCCGTTGAAATAACGGCAGAACTGTACAGTGACTTAATTAACGGACAGAGTGCCGGGAAAAACATTACGGCAAATGGCTCAGGGTTGCCGTATTTATCTGACCCCGTGATTGACCACGTCGCTGAAGCGGATGTTATGCGGTCCGGTTTGCGGGCTGTGGCCGATGCCGAGATTGCTCCACTTCAGGATGCTGTTGATCTCGGCATTGCTACAGATGCAGAGACTGCCGCGCTCACTGAGTGGAAAAAATACCGGGTGCTGCTGATGCGGGTTGACACTTCAGCGGCACCCGATATTGAATGGCCTACTCAGCCGGAGGTTCCGGCCAGTTAATATCTGGCGCAGTTGATGTGTCGGTAGCTTCCACTGCTTTGATATAAGCCAGCCAGGCGACCAGGCTGGCTTTATCTGAGTCACTGATTGATACAGCAATGGCTTCCATCAGTCTGGTTCAGCTGAAATTGCAGGCCGGGCGTAAACTGACGGAGGCAGAAACAAACCGGCTTAACGCTGTGCTTGATTACATTGACGCGGTGGAAGCAACAGATACCAGCACCGCACCGGATATCAGTTGGCCCCCGCACCCGGGAGAGGAGGCCATTCAGGTTTCTCTGGATTAACCCTCATCAACTGCACCCGGTATTTCTTCCATTCAGTTAAAGCGGCGGTTTCTTCTTCCGCCACTAATCCAGCATCGACCGCATCCTGCCTCCACGCGATTTCAGCATCAGTTGCTGCTCGCAGAGCGGATTTTTTCTGTTCTGCGGCAGCGACGTCAGCAGCATGTTGTGCCGCAGTGTCAGTCACCCACGCCACGCCATCCCACACATCGTGCGGTGTCGATGGCGCAACAGTAACGAACCCGGCGTGAACAGGACCGATATAATCAACGATGCGCGCTCGGGTGAGTTCGACGACTTCCCGGTGATGTGATGGGGCATGGGTGGGGCATAAAGTTACCGCGAAACGACGTTAGTTCATTGCACATGACAAACCGTATCGCGGCAACATAGCTGAAGTTACCGCACATCAATCCAACATCAAGCCACTTCGTTAAAAGACTTAATAGTCTCCAGACGAAAATGGATTGTAAAACCGGGTTCGCCAGAATGGGGATCAGGGTGGTGACGTCATGGCTGCTCAGTGAACTGCCGATCCCCAGCATAATGCCGCAAAAGGAGAGCAGGGCGACCGGCAACATAAACGTTTTGCCGAGCTGCTGGAAAAATTCCCACAGAGTAATTTTTGAGGTGGCTGATGTCGCCAT